TCGCGGACCGTGACCGTCTTCGTGCGGCTGATACCCTCCACCGTGTAGGTCGTGCCCGCATAGCCGCCGCCCGAGGGGGCCTGAACCTCGAGCGAGCCGTTGGCGACCGGCAGGAAGACCTGGACGTCGGTTGGTGGTGTGACGACTCCCCCGCCGTACACAAGGCTCGTCGGCGAGACGGTCGTGATCGTGCCCGATACCGGGTCGATCTGGACGCCGATCGAGGACTGGTTGTATGGCGGCGACCCCGACGAGCTCCAGTAGACCGTGCAGACGGGCGACGTGGTCATGGTCGCCGCCGTGCCGTCCGAGTTGCGGAAGGCGAACGGGTACGGGAAGAACTGCTGCATCTGGGCTGCAATGAACGAGTTCGTGACCTTGTACCGCCGCCAGACGACGTTCCCCAAATTCGAGAGGGCGTAGAGGCGATAGGCGTTGTAGGTCGTCGCCGGAAGGGCGCGGTCCAATGTGAGCGTCGAAGAGCCGCCGGCGGTCATGGCGGTGTTGGCGATGACCCGGGCGGAGAACATCTGGTAGAGGTTCGTGATCGTGTCGCTGTAGACGGTCAGGATGGCGTGCTGGCCGGTCGAAGTTTGGTCGAGTTGATCGGCGGTGAGACTGAGGCTGGTGTTTTGCGAGGTGATCGCCACCGCCGTTGTCGAGTTGCAAGTGCAAGAGCCCTGGTCCTGGCCGGTCTGGAGCGAGAAGACCTGAAACATCGACGGCGACCAGGCCGCGATCGCGGCGGCATTCGTGCTGTAGCTGCCGAAAGCGAAGTCCTCCTGGAGCCCGCCGTCCGAGCTCGCCGACCCAGGCCAGGGCTTCACGGCCAGGGTGACGCCGGAGACGCACAGATCGCCGCGGACGACGAGCTGGCTGTAGCAGTCGGACAGGTCGCGGTGGAGGCTGGGCATCAGCCAGCGGACGTCCGAGCCGCCGAGAGTGACCGTATTGGACGTAAAGAGCCGCTGATCGACGATCCGGATGTTGCTGGAAACGTCGATGTAGACCCAATGGTTGGGATGGCAGCTCTGAACGGCCGACTCGATCGACTGAATGATCCGCTCGCCGGCGAACGTGACGCGGAAAGGCGGGATCACATTGAGCGCGGCCAGGTCGGTGACGGTGACGCTGGGCAAGGTCGAGATGATGACGGTGGGCGGAGTCGTATAGCCGGTACCCGCCGAGACCTGGGTGAACCCGGTAATCACGCCGCCGGAGACGCTGGCCGTATAGCTCGCCCCGGACCCGCCGCCGCCGGCCAGGACGACCGTCGGGGCGACCGTGTAGCCCGAGCCGCCCTCGGCGACAGTGACCGAGCTGACGGTCGTTCCTGTGAGCACGGCCGTCCCCGCGCCCCCGAAGCCGGCCGAGGTGAAGTTGCCGATCCCGTAAGACGCGAGGCTGACGACGTTCTGGTACATCGAGAGCAGGTCGAGAACGCACTGGCCCATGGTGCGTCCCTCGCGGGACTCGATCATGTAGAGGTCGTCGGAGGGCAGGTTAAAGCTCGCGGTATCGGAGAGCGTGTTGCTGTCCGTGACCGGAATATAATCGGCCCGGTTACGAAGACCGAGCGCACGGTACTCGCGAATCCAGCCGACTCCTTGTTGATAGCGGTCGGAGTAGCCGGCAACGTCGCCGACGAAGTAGGTGGTGCCGGGGTAGCTGCTCCCGTTCGACCAAGAGCACGACTGGCCGCTCCATGGGTCCGGCAGCGCGGTCAGCTTGCCGAGAATGCGGGAAAACCCCAATGCCGGGATGCCGCCGAGGACGAAGGGCGTGCAGCGGTCGATCGTACACTCGTAGATCACGAGGTTGATCTGCGAGCCGTTGATGGTGAGGTAATCGTTCGACATCGTGGCGAGTGGCGAGGGAGGAAGGGGGGAGAGTAGAGTGGGTGGAGCGAAGCGACGCCCACCCTACGACTCAGTAGTCTCCCATGTTCTGCTGGGTGCGGTTCTGATCCTCCATGCGCAGCCTTTGCCAGTTGCCGTGGAGTTGCCGCTGCTCGGCGATGAGTTGATCGATCCGGGCGGAAAGCTGGGCCATGACCGCCTGGGCCTCCATCAGGTTGACGGTGCCGTTCTGACTCATCTGCAAGACCCTGTCCTGCTGCTTGAGTATCTCGCTGATCGCGGACTGGCTCGGATTGGCCCGGTCCGCCTGGGGCTCGTCCTTGGCCAGCCGCGCCTTCTGGGTCTCGGCCTGCTTGACCGCCTGGTTGGTCTCGTTGACCTGGTCGTTCACACCGCGAACGTTGGCGTCCTCGTCGCGGATGTCTTGCTCTTGCTCGGTGCGCTTGTCCAGGGCCTTCTCGATCCGCTCGCGGCGCTGGAGCTTGCCCATGTCGATCACGTCGTGCGCCTCGTCTGCGGCCGTTCTTTCGTTCTCGCCACGTGGCACTTTGGAAACCATGATGTCGTGGACGTCTGTCTCCGTCAGGGCTCGGGGGTCCCTGGCCTGCACGTCGGCGTTGGCATTTGCGTTGGCGTTGTTCTGGATCGCGGTGAACGCGTGGCCCTCGCCCAGTCCCTGGGTGTCCATTACGCTGGTGAAGTCCTGGGCGGCATCGCTGACGTGCAGGAACTCGCGCCCGCGCGAGAGGTCGGCGTGCCCCCGGCCCTGGCCTAGCGAGGTCGCAAGCTGGGCGTCCTCGGCAATGACCTGTTGTGGCGCCGCGAGATACCGATAGTTCTCGAGACACAGATCCCGCTCTGTTCTTATCTTTTCGTCAGGCAATGTACCGCTCCCTGAGGGCTCGTCCCATTTCTTCGTAAGCTCAGGTGAACGTGAGAGCGAGATCCGATCCGGCGGTGGGATCCCACTGGTTCGTGATGGTCATCGTCTGGGTGTAGAGGTCGTTGAGCGGGAGCTGATCTTCAAAGGTGGTGAAGACTGAGTTGTTGTTCAGTCCAAATGTCACGCTATGGGTCCCGTTATTGAGCTCGAACGTCACCGCCGTGCTCGAGTACGGGACGGTCCCGGACGTCTGGAAACCTAAGAGTCCCTCGTAATCCGTCCGGTCATCCGGCGACGGGACGTAGAAGTTTTGCGCCTCGAGCGTCGTAGCCCGGCCGACGAACCGCATCAGGTTCACGAACCGATTGGCCCAGAACCGCCGCGCCATCTGGTTCTTGACGGACAGCTTGAGCGACTGGAACTGCGTGCGCGCGGAGCCGATCGTCAGGCCCCCCGAAGCATGGACGAAGACATAGGGATTCTCCGGCATCTGGTTCGGGCTGTCGGTCGGAGCGGGGAACGTCGTCGAGGTCGGGTCGGTGGAGCTGTCGAACTGGTTGCCCTGTGGCGTGGACGCCGACAGATCCATCGACAGCGTGGCGATCGTGCCGTCCTCGCTCACGTCGACGTCCCAGCCGTCGACCTTGCACCCCAGGTAGACTCGCCGCTTGATCGAGCCGTCGGACCGCATGATCGCGTGATAGATCGACACGGACGCCAGGTCGCCCGCCGGCTCGGTAGTCGTCCAGGGTGACGTCTGGCCGGTGTTGATCTGCTGGGCGGCCCACTGCAAGAGAAACTGCGAGAGCGGTCCCGCGTAAAGCTTGGTGACTAACCGGCCCTTGCACTCGATCTTGTCCGACACGCGGAAAGCGTCGATCGCCACTCCGCCGCCGTAGGGAACGGCCACCATGACCGGCCGCGGCCGCATAGTGAATACGTTGGCGCCGTCGAGGCGGATGTAAAAGGCATTCGCGGAGGCGGTCGGCCAGTAGACTGGGCTAGCCACAGGGGTCTTATACGCGGACTCCTGTACCAGAAGTAAAAATTCTCTCGACATTACGGGAGTCCTTTGGAAAGTAAAACAAGGACATGCGAATTAGTAAAAACGGCTCGGCCGAGCCGTTTTCTCGTCGCATCATGTATTGAGCTGTGACTGGATCTCGATCTTGATCTGCCCCTGCCCGGCCAGCCAGACGCCGTCCGGTCCGGGATCGAACGCTGGCTGGCTGAAGAGCACCAGGCCACTGCGGGCCCCGGCCGTCTGCAGAACTTGGATGACCTGGTTGCGGGTGATTCCGGGACTGCTCGATGGCGGGTAAAAGCAACGTGCGACCATCCACCAAAAGTTGGTGAGGTCCGAGACGTTCGTCCCTTTCAGCAGGATCTCACAGTTGATCAGGAGGTCTCCCGACATCGTGTCCGGCGTCCGGAACTGCTCCCCGGTATTCATCGG